GCATCAGAAGCACAGCATAGTGCAGAATCTTCATAATGTCACGTCGGGCGGTTCCTTTCTTATCGTAACGAGAGGCATACTTGAGAATATTGCTACGACAGAAGGATTCACCATCACCACATGCTTCAATCAGATCAAGTGTTTGAACAGCATCATCGCCAGCTGAATAATGCTGATTATATGTTGAGGAAATATAGTCAGTTAGTTCTTTTAGAATACGTTCTTCACTGTACTTAAATCGATTAGGATTGTTACTAGTAGTCATATCAAAGTCAAAAGAAATATGATCTTCATCATAATTACCATAAAGATCAAGGGATACAGTGTCTTCACCTCCCCAGAAATCAATGTAATCGGATGAAGATGCTTCACTAATATTACTCGTTAGAGTAATCTCATCATGTTTTTGTTCAGACATAGCGTCGTAAAGAAAACTCCAGGAAGTCATAGTTCAGTATATCAAGAGATAGAGGTTTCGTCAACGGGCATCTCGAAATCAGCATCAACCTTGTCATACAGTTCCAAAAATGCCTGCTTGGTTTCATCATCGAAACGATTCACACAGACTTGAATTGCCTTTGCCTTGTCTCCGAAGATGTTGTATGCCTTCATGATATGAACAAGACGGCGAGTGGAGATGATCTCCTCAATACCACCATCATAGAAAGTCTTGCGGATAATGTCAGCCCAATCTCCAAGACGCTTACAGAAATCAGCATCACTGCAATATTTCTCCAAGATCTTGATTTCAATAGCAGTCGGTGGATACTCCTGCTCAAAGGTTACAGGGAATCGCTCAAGGAATGCTTCGTTGAGCACGTTAGTTCCAATGAATCGTCCATCGTCAGATCCTTTGCCTTTGGTATTGGCGGTTGCGAATACGTTGAAACCTTCTGTG